CACGAACTTCGTGCGAACAACAAATAGCGGCAAGTAGTTTACCACCAAGATAATTAAAACCAAATGGTTGTGCAGGTACAATCACAAAACCCATTGCTGTAGATTTGTTAAATGACTTGGTTGTTTCAGGTAGATTAGTGATCACTTGGCCAAGTAATTCGTTTCGTGGTTTCATCATGATAGTTGGTGAACCAATTCGAATAAAACCAACCCACTTCTGAGTTTTCTTTTCTAATACGGCCAACCTAAGATTACGACCAGGTGAAGATAGATTATTATGTGATGAAATAATATCCAAATAACCAGACCATCTATCGGCTGGTAATTCTAGTATTTCAAAATCCATATCATTAGGTAACATTGTGAAATCTGAAAATAAATCTTCTTCAGGTCCCATGCCAAACAAAGCCGCTGGTCTAGTTGATAATGAATTTAATTTTTCATCACGCATGTAGTCATCGATTCTCTCGAACTTATCAAAGTAGTCCGAAAAAACCTTTGAACAATGTATAGCTTGTTCTTTATTCATCTGTATTGTGAGAATAAAGCTTCTTTACCTAATTCAAACATACCAACAGCACCAACAAGGTCTTGACTTGCAATATAGATTTCAGCTTCGCCTTCTTCATCTAAACACGAAATGACGAATTCATTCACCTCACCATTAACAAATCTTTCCCTAAAGGTATCAATTATTTCCAAAAAATCATCACGATCTTGTTTTTTAATTTTTTCATCTTTAGTTTCGAGTGTAATTACTTTCATACTTTTATACCTTCAAATTTAGAATTAAACTTACGTTCACGATTACCAAAAGTATTAATAGGTTCATCATCTTGTCCTGAATCCGCAATACCTTGTTGTGCAGTAGGTTCTGCATCATATAATCTCATTTTACTTCTATCAATACCAACAACAAAGCGTTTATAGTGATTAGGGTCACCGAAACGATTTTTCAATTGTTTAACCATGATCTGATTTAGTTGTTCTAGTTCTTCAGTAGAAATCAAAGCAAACATAAAATCGGCAGTTGCAGGTAAACCAAAAGATTCTGACGTATCTTCTAGACCTGGATCTGTATTTGTAAAACCACTTCTTGTAGTTTGTGTTGCAGATACCACAGGTACCGCAAACTCAACGGCAAGGCCTCTCAATTCTTCAGCAATAGCCTTGATATAAGAATAAGAGTTTACACTTGCACCAGGTTTAATCCTAGCCGATGAACAAATATTCAAATAATCGACAAAGATAATATGTGGTTTAAAATTTTTCTTTAGATGCAATTCATTCAATAACGATTTGAAATGTAATGTAGATGCGGCCGCAGTAGGATATTCTTTGATAATTAATTTACCATGTGTCTTGTTGCGTAATACATCAAACTTTCTATCATAGTCATTTTTACTTATGGTATGGAGTTCTTGCATATCAATATTCAACAAGTTGGCATCAATTCGTTCTGCAATCTTTTCTTCTGCCATTTCTAAAGTAATATACAATACATTATGACCTTGAGAAAGACAAGAAGCCGCCACATGGCACATGAATAAAGACTTACCAACGCCTGTACCAGCCAAAGCAATGTTGAGTGTCTTTATTGGCAAACCACCTTTGGTAATCTTGTTAAACATGTCCAAATCGAATTTAATTCGTGCTTCGGTCTTATGATAAAAATCATATCGATCACTCGAATCTTGAATATAGTCGTGGCCAACTGAAGAATCAAATGAAACTCCGAGAGCATTACTCAATAAACCAGGAATTTCACCTTTAGATTTTTTGTGTTGTTTATCATCTAGAATCGAAACTGATTCCATGATGGCATTATAGATTGCTTTATCTTGACAGAACTTTTCAGTCTGTTCAATCAGCCATTGCTTCTCGGTTGGATCGTTTTTGTTTTCACTAAGGTCATTAAGTAGTGAGATGGAATCTCTTACTTGATCTTCTGATAATGTTTTAGATTCTGTAAAATTAATTACTAGAGATTCGTGTGTAGGTAGATTTTTATATTTGTTAATGAACTCAGTAACTTCATTAAAAACAGTCTTTTCTGTTAAGTCGGTAAAATAATCTGATTTAATGAACGGCAAAACTTTACGGGAATAATCTTCATTATAAATCAGGTTCTTCAATATTGTTTGTTCTAGTCGGTTCATTTTCTATAATAATCTCTGAGAGTATATCTCCCATTATTGTAACAAATTCATGATCATTTTGCAATAGGTCTCTATCATGTTCACCAGAATAAAGTATATTGTAACTGAAATTTAATTTGGGAATATTGAATTCCATGGTAAACTTAACCATGCCATAGGATAAAACTACACCAGTATATTTACCTGATGTAATTTCGATCCAAGTGGCATCGTCATGCGGTGATTGTTGAAATCTATATTTCGGTAAGTTCTTCTTCGGTGGAAATATTGTTTCCCATAATGCTTCCAAAGGATATTGAATATTTCTTTGAAACGAACTCTTTAAACTGTTTATCATTTAATAAATCTTTCCAAAATTCTTTAGTGTTCGTGTCAGCTTCACGAAACTTCTTATCACTAACTTCACCAGTTTTTTGATCGACCTTTGCATACCAGCCTGCTGAAGGTTTAGTTACAAAGTTACCTTCTAAGGCAACATCAAGTAAACCAGAATACAAATTAATACCACCATCAAAAGATACTGTGACTGGAATTTTGGACTTTTCACGAACATAACGAGATTTCTCAACATTAATGATAAAGTTATAACCTGAAAGTTCAGTACCAGTTTTATCTTGTTGACGACCAAGAATCCAAATAGTGTCAGATGAGTAGTAAGAACCTGTACCGCCACCAACAATATCTTTAGGGAACATGCCAATTTCTTTGTAAGTATGATTCACCACAACCAATGGAATATCTTTGATTGTTAAATGTGGTGTCACCATACGGAATAATGACTTCATTTGTTTTGCACGGGACATATCAGCAACTGTTTTACCATCAAGAGCATCATCAACTTCTTTCTTTGATGCCAAGTTACCAATAGAATCAATAACAATAATGACACGATCATTCTTATCTAATTCCGATAGTTGCTTCATAATATCTAATTTGAGTTCTTCAACATCGGTAATTGGAGTGTGCAGTACACGGGAAGTATCAATATCAAATGTTTCAAAATACTTTTGTGGAGTACCAAACTCCGAATCATAAAATAATACAACAGCATCTTTATATTTTTTAAGGAATGCTGATGCCATCAATAAAGCAAATGCTGTCTTAAAATGTTTTGATGGACCAGCCAACATTGTAAGACCTGGTACAAGGCCACCATCGAGGCGACCTGATAGTGCCACATTAATCATAGGCACTTCCGTTTGAATCATATCCTTCTCAGTAAAGAATTTGGATTTTTCAAGAATCGCACTTTCTTTAATGGTCGAATTCTTTTTTAGTTTATCTAATACACTCATTTTAAAATGAACCTCCGTCAAGTTTGGTAATCTTCGATTTGGGTATTACTTCGTTTTTTTCTTCTTCATTATATTGTATCACAAGTTCTTCATCTTCGTCAAGCTCTATTACATGATCTACCTGTTTCTTTTTACTTTTTTTGGTAGGTTTGGTAGTATTCCTTGTTGCGATTTTGTATGTTTTTTGTGCCGCAATTAATAATAATACGGCAAGTGGATCAAATACAATAATGATTGTAATAATTACTGCTCTTACTGCTTTATCTATAAAAGATGGATCGTTTTTATCATAAAATAATTCAGCAATATATTTGATTGGACCAATTTCTGCCGCCAGTTTATTTTCTTCAGATAATAGTGGCAACTTTTGTTCAGTTAATTTCTTTAGATCCGCTTGTGCATTACGAATGTCACGATCAACTCTAGAAGATGTTTTTTCTGGATCACTAGCCTGTTTTAAAAGATAATCTAATCTATCTTTAGTAATTTTTTCTTGTGTTTCTAGTGTTCTTAGTTGTACTGTATTGGCACCTAAAACGATATTAGATTCTAGATGGGCTTTTGAAAGGTAACCAAAAATACCCATTGATGTAATTATCATCAATACTAATATTGCAATTGAAAAATAAGTTTTTAATAATGTTCCTGCATTTTTCCAATTATTATATAGCCAAGAAATGGTAACCAATTTGGCAATCTCAAGAATACTTCCCATGAGAACAATAGGCCAAAAAGAACCAGGAAATATTTGTGCTAATCCAATAATAGAATAGAAACCTGCAACTGCTGATAAGGCAATTGCAGTTAAAAAAGTTATGTATACTTGTATCATGAGAAGAAATCCTCTAAACTACTTTGTTTTTCTACTTTCCACCCAATACAATCAAGAATCACTTTGATTGGATCAATAAATGATTTTTCAAATTGTAAATCATAGTCGATATATTGGTGTATGTCAAATTCTTTTGGCAACCTAACAGGATAAGAAATGACAGTATCTCTTACAGTATTGGGTGATTTTAAATATGCAAACTTCAATTTCTCACCATCTTGTATTAAAGGATATTTCTTAGTTAAACCTTTTTCCTTTAATAGGTGATTGTAGATGATTGCACCTTTGACATGTATTGGTGTACCCTTTTTATATAGTGTAACCGAATCCGCATATTCTTTAATACCATTAACACCTCTCGGAAAAGATATTTCTTCTGGTGGTAATGATTTAAATTCTTCACGAAAATCTGCAATAAACTTTTGCACATCTTGTTCGTTTTGTGTAATCATCATCTTAATCACCAAAGACATTTTAGCTCTAATGGCAGATGGTGTGGAAGATTTTACCATCTCAAGACCCATAACTTTCATGTCAGGTTCATTGTAGGCAACACCTTCATTATTATATACATGCATAATATAGCGTTTCTTGGCAGTCCATATTCCTTTGTCAGCCAAGGCTTCACGCTTCATTCTCATTTTTTGTGAGTATGCATGGACATATGTAGCAAGTTCCTGATAACTTTGGTTAATATACGGTTGTATTTTATCTTCACAGACCTTGTCCATGAAGGAGATAACTCCCGCAGGTGTCTTGTCCTGCGAATATGCCGTATCAACAAGTTCACCAAGACGTAAATATATCGAATCTGTATCCGAAGCGATAACATAATCTTTTTCCGTTTTTAGTAATTTGTTCATGAATAAATTCAATTTATTTTCAATCCACCGAATAGAAAGTTGGCCTGCCAATGTAACAGCAAGTGCCTGCCTCAAATCGTAGAATCGAAAATATTGCGAACCAAGAGCACCATAAGCAGAGTTCAATGAAACCTTTTTAGCAAGTTGTAGATTGTTATATCTTGAAACTAACTTAGCAATCTCCTCTTTCTTTTGAGGATCGGATTCATCTTCATAATCTTGTTTCGCCTTCAACATCATCTTTTTAAACTTCTTACGATCTTCATACATTTCTTCCATCATTTTTGGTAAGAAACCTTGAACATCGGTTCTAAAGAATTGGCCATTTGGAGTAACTGTTACATCTTTTAGTGGAGATGTATCAACTTTTTTATCTAACATCTTTTCAACTGAAACACCATCCATAATAATTTTACGCATTACATCGGTGTAATTTTCTGGCTGAATTAAAGTTTCTGGTGAGATGTTATATTGCATCATCAAATGCGGGTATAGACTGTCAAGGTCAAATGATGCAACCCATTTGTGCATACCCACCTGAGGATCTTTTACATATGCACCCTCAAAGGCCGATTCTTTTCTCTTTACAACTTTTGGTGGTACAATAATTCTTTTAGCCAATAAATTGGAATAAATTATTGAATCCCACATACGAGTTTGTGCAAACACATCTTCGTAATTTGTTTTGGTATCATAGGCAAGAGTAATTGCCAATTGAAGTAGTTTTAATTTATCTTCAAGTTTGACAATCAACTCAACGTCTTTAATGTTATACTCAATAAATTTCTGATAGTTCAAACGATACAATTGATGTAGATTATCATACTCATCAAAAGAAAGTTTTGATTCACCAAGTTCAACGTTAGCAATAGAATCCAACTTATAGGATTCTTGCGACTTACCACCTGGCGCATACCATTTGTATAGTTCGATATAATCAAGTGCCGCAACACCTGAGATATGATATGAAATCATTTCACGACCATTGTATGTCGTTTTTCTTTCCCACACATTATTCCATGGAGAAAGTTTCTTCATCTCATCTTCACCAAGCAAAACACGAATACGATTCACAAGATATGGTATATCAAAGAATTCAGTATTCCAGCCTGTTATAATATCAGGATAATTGTTTTGCCAGTCTTGCAGAAATTTCTTCGCAAGGTCAATTTCATCATTGCACTTGTGGTATTTTTCTTTACCTTTTATTTCATAGTCACCACAACCATAAACATTAATATCACCATTTAATTGATAAACAGCGATAGCAGTAATTGGTTCAGTTACTTTATATGGATCAGGAAAACCATTCTCAGATCCAACCTCAATATCGACAATTGCAATATTTAAATCTTTAATATCGGAATCAATTTGGCCTTTAAATTCATCAGCAATAAAAGCATACTCATATCGATCATTACCATAGATTTTAAAGTTATCAACACCTTCGTACCGTTTGACAAAATCACGGGACTCACGAATAGATTCAAAACGCATAGGCTCCAAATTTTCACCAAACAAGGTTTTAAATTCGGTAGGTTTCTTAGAAGGCAAAAACAAAGTAGGCGAATATTGGATTTTCATCCTTACTCGCCTACCATTTTGTACTCCTCGATAGAGAATGTTGTTGCCTTGTACGACAACGTTTGTATAGTACTTACTCACAGAGATTTAGCAATTTGTATTCCAGATCCAAAAATTGAATTGTATTGATTTTCTAATTCAACAACGGGTTTAGTAGTGCAAAGTATATCTTCGTTCTTAATTACAATACCAGATTTGAATTCTTCACAAAATTCTAAAAAAGGAACAAAAGCAATACTCGAAGCTTCATTAGCAGCTCTAGGTGGTACAGACACAACCTGTACAGGATATTTAATAGTTACATGTGGAAGTAACGCATCATCTTCAACTTTACCCATTAATGTGTGGTTTGTTTTGAGTGTAATTAATTTGATTATCATACTTTCACCTGTGTATCAGCATCAAGAACGGCAAGAGTAATCCATCTTTTTGGAAACAACATTTCACGACCACGAAAATCGTTCATGCTGTAATTTGGGTCTTGCACAAATCCCAACAACTCAACCTTGTTATCAAAGTCACGCAGATATAAATCATACCGATCTGCTTGAATGGTTTTGTTTTCGATAGCAAGTCTTTTGGCCAATTCAAGAATATTCATACTTTTCCTTAACATAAAAATACATTATAACATAACTTCAATTATTTTGTGGCAATTTTAACTAATTCTGATTGATAAGTTCTTTGCCGTAATTCAGAAGAACTGAATCGGTGTGTGCGAGAATTGTAATGTGTACGAATACCTCGATTATCGCAAATATCTTTACCTGTTAAATGTTTGTCTTTATATTCTTCACCACAAATTCTCATGGTGATAGGTAAAAACGCTAACATATCTTCTAGGTCTTTTTCAGTATCATAGACAATGATCTCATCTACAAATTTTACCGCAGAAAGTTGTACATACCTCTCTACGATGGATTGAACTGGTTTATTTTTTGTATCAGGCCTATCAATTGTTGGATCGGTTTGTAAACCAAC